GGTCCGCTGCCGGATGATCGGACAGCGGGAGAACCTTTATATGGTGCGTTATTGCTCATTCCTTTGGGAGTGCGTACCAGCCCTCATGGATGGTAATACGGTTCTTACTACGCACCGTTTTACCGCTGGCGTCAACAGTCCAAACCTTTGCTTCAACGCTCTCAGCGAGGCGCACAGGCTCACCGTGGGGGACGTAAATCACCCGGCTCGCGCAGCTCACGCTCATGCTCGCGCACACGATCAAGAAGACCGCGCTTAAGATCAGGTTGTTTCTTGGCGTCTTCACTCGTCGTGTCCCTGGTCGTCAGCGAATGAATCCAGATGACCAGCTTCATCACCAAGTCGGCTAGGAAGTTCATTCCGTCTGTTTGACGGGTGCGGCAGCGGCTGATTGCTTGTTCTTCCAGATCGACCATACAGCACCGAGCAGGGTGACAGTCGCGCCAGCAATCTCGGCAACCTGATCAGCACTGGCCAACCCCTTGGCTACAAGGAAGCCGCCGAGTGCGCTAAGACCGTGGCGGAGGAGGGATGAAATATTGGCGTTCATTTGTCGTTTTTGAGTTTGCGATAGAGTTCGACTGCTTTCACGGCGCATGTAAGAAGCGCGGCGAACGCGCCAAGTGCCAATGAGGCAGTCTTGAGATTCGGATCGGTAAATACCGCGTTCCCCAGAATGCCGATGGCCGGACCACCGACGCCGATTGAGATGTCTCGAATGAAAGCGTGGTGGTCCGCCATCGTGCGTGGATGTGTTAGTTAGTGGCGGCTGGAGCCTGAGCCTGCTGCTTGGCTGAATCGAGGATCAGATCGTAGAGAGGAAGTCCGGCTTTCACATTGTTAATGTTGCCAGCCTTCATCCCGATTTCCACGAGTTGCAGCAGTGTGTTGGTTTGTTCGATGGTCAGTTCAATTTTAATCATGCCGCCGGAGCATCGGTGACATCCTGAACTGGCGCAACGATTTCCTGCGCCGAAGACGGCTCGGAATCGGCCTGCGTCACCAAAACCGGCTCAACCTGAGGCAGCATCGGAGGCACGATCATCACAGGCTCAACCCACGGCAGCGGCGGAGCGATGACCGGAGGGTTGATCTGGTCGGCGATCTGCGCGGAGACGTTCGCTTCGATGGCCGCTTGATCGACGCCGTTTGCGAAGCACCAGCCAAGCACCTGATCCTGCGTCAGATCCTCGTAAGGCGTGAACGAATCAGTGGGCGGAGCGAACGACGCGCTGCCGTAGCAGGTTCCGCTGTAGGTCTTCTCGTCGTCGCCGGTTCCGGTGGTTTCGGTGCCGTTGCAACGCCAGTCGGCGGTAATCACAACGTCCGTGAGACTGCCTTCGGTCGGCTTAACGAGAAGGCGTTCGATGATCCAAGAGAGGGTGGGCATAAATTAGCGGGCTTCGAGGGTTTGGACGCGAGCGCGGAGCGATTGGATTTCGGCAATCAGCAGCGGGACAAACGAAGAGACATCCATTTGCTGATACCTTGGATTGCCATCAACATCGACAGCATCCTTTTCTCCAGTGACGGCATAAGGAGCGACAGTTTGAGCTTCGTGGGCCACAAGCATCGGGCGTTCAACCGAAGCACCCTTCATCTTGCCGATGTACACCTTCAGAGAATCAATGACAGATCCGCTGTTTGAAACAGGGCCAATGATATCCTTGGCTCTGTAATCGGATGTCGTGTTGTATGCGACAAGACCACCAGAGCGGTTGTAGCTGATAGAACCACGGCTGGTGACTGAAGCCTCTGTGTCAAAGTCGATGAAAATGTTGTTACCAGTTGTGGCGGTATGCCAAACATTGACGGTTTCAACCGTGGCGGCACCAGTGCTTTGAAGCGCAGCAGCAACAGTTCCAACAACGGAAAGTCGCCGAGATGAGGCTATCAAAGCACTCGTCGTCCCCACCAACAGATTCCCGCTCGCGTCGAGCGACATTCCGCTAATAGGACTAAGCGCTGCACCAGCACCACTGGAATTGTTCGTCGAATAAAACCATTCGTGCGTTCCAGTGGTCGGATTCTGAACGTATGAAAGCGAATAACCGTTTGCGATGTACTTGTTCGCTCCATCGAAATAGCGGTTGTTGCTGACAAACAACTGGCTCACATACTGCCAAGCAGCCGATTGAGTTCCAACCTGAAGCGCTTTAACGCTCGACTGCCACGCACTCGGCGTAACCCCCACGCCGACGTTGCCGGAGCTATCAATCCGCATCTTCTCAGTAGCAGCAGCATCCTGAGCGCAAGTGTAGAACGACAATCCCATGACGCGTCCAAACGCAGTATTGTCGAGATTGATTCCGTAAACACCGGACGACCTTACAAGACTTCCGGCTGAGTATGCCGCAGAAGATGCGGAAAAAGTGAATCCAACAAGCGAATTGAAGCTGTTGTTTGTGTTGTCTGAAGCGGCGCGAATAACCTGCTCGCGAATCTGGCTAGTACCCGTAAGCGTTGCATCCTGAACAAAGAACTTGGTGATTGGACTTCCCCCCACGCCCAGCCCCGTGGAGTTCAGGGTCATGGCGGTGGAGCCGCCGATGTTGAAGCCAGCAGTAAAACCAGCGTCGATCAGAACTACACCAGCTTTGATTCGCGCACCTTGAACATTATCCTCCGGTGTAATATAAGCCGTCGCTGAATATCCGAGATACTTACCGGCACCAATCTGGATGTTTCCAGCACCGAGAGTTCCAACGACTCCAACGCCCACTCCATTTGCGTTCACTGTCAATCCAGCAGTCCGCACCGTCAGATCGCCGCTGATGGTGGCGGTACCCGGAACGACGATGTTATTGCCGCTCGGCCCAACAGCCGTGTACAGCTCCGTGAAGTTCAGATTGCAGTAATCGAACGAGGTCCGCAGCGGCGTTCCCGTTCCGTCGTTCGGAGCTGTTCCGATATTGATCGTTTGCTGTGCCATATCTGATTAAATAATTTGTTTTTCGAGTTACAGAAATTCGGTCATGTCCGCCGTGATGATCGTGCTGTCAGCCGTAATCACCGTGTTGTCCGCCGTAATGTCAGCCGTTCCGCCAAGCGTCGCAGCCTCCCAGAGTAGGCCAATCTCCAGCAGATTACGCTCGCGCGGACTCTTGCACGAAGCGCCGTAAGCCTCGGCGATCAGATTAGCAGCTTCCGCGCAGGAGATGTTAGCCATATCAGATGATGATGAACCAAGCGGTTCCGTTGCTCATAACCGTCACGCCAGCCCACTGAGAACTCAGCGTGTACGTCGTCGCCCCGTCAATCGTCTCCGACGCATAGCCGTCAACAACCACGTTGTTCGCACCGGCATTGATCCGCTTGAACACATAGATCCGACCCGGAACAAGCGCAGCCGGAGGCAACGTAACCGTCACCGCGCCAGCGGTTGAATCGCAGAGCAGAAGATAATCACCACTCGTGACATTACCCGTCGCGCTCACGCTCCGATACGTTCCGCGCGTCGCGCCACCGCCCTGAAGATACGCGGCAATGCGATTCTCCAGAGCCAGCTTCGCCAGTTCAACCTCCCATGGAGAACGACATCCCAGCGACGCCGCCTCATTGATCAGCGTCTCCGCTTCGTCGCATGTGATGTTTGGCATATCGATTTACAATTTAGGCCATCGGACCAGAACCACGGCGCATCACCTCGGCAATGAAACCCTCCCCGCCGCCGCCCTCCGCAACCTCCTCCTCCTCGTACTCCTCCTCATCCTCTCCGCGCTCGGCCATCTTCTTGCCCTTCGACTTACTCTCGTAGCCTGGGATGACCATGCCATCAATCTCGATGACCTCAGCCTTGCCGCCCTTGCCAAGAACGATAGTCGCCATCGTCTGGAAAGCCTCGCCTTCCTTCAGATTCTCGGGGATTTCAACGCCTTCGGGGATGGTAAATACCGGCATACGGGGAGCATCACTTTGTAGCCTACTCTGTCAATGCCAAAAACCCCCCACCAGCGCGCAACACGCTGATGAGGGGCGAACGTATGATACCACAAAACTAAACCGAGCCGCAATGATGCGTGAAAACAAAAAACCCGCAAGCCTTTCGACCTGCGGGTCTGTGAATTATTAGCTCACTTACGAGCAGATGATGGTCGTCAGAGCGCCGGTGCAACGACGGAAGATGATGGTCATGCCCTGGTTAGTAAATACTGGCTCCGACGCATGCACGAACTCAGCGTAATGCTGACCCTTCTTCTCCAGCGGATCTTCGCAGTCCGTATTGAACTTGTAGGCACCAGTCACCCACTGCCACTCGCCCATGTAGTTGGTCGGCATCCAGCTCAAATCACCAACGCGGTTCACAGGACGCACGATGTGCGACTTGAAGACGTACGGGGTGACGATGAACGCAGCCTCGTACGGAGCGGTCGTCCAGCTCGGGTTGACGCTGAACACCGTACCCTTCGTGCCGGAAGCACTGGTGAACGGCTGAACCAGCGTGTACTTGCCACCGGCATAGGTGAAGCGGGGCGGGAACAGATTCGGAACGTGCCGGAAGTTCTTGATGACCCGGTTCGCGCCAATGCGCTTGAGCAACTCCGCTCCAGCGCCACTGCCCTGATCAGCGAAGCGCAAGTCATCGCGGAACGCGGGGTTGTTCTGAGCGATGCGCTGCGAAGCCTCCAAGCCGATGTACAGCGGGAAGATCGGACCATCGCTGGAGTAGCTGATGAAGCCAGAGCTATCAGGATTCGTCGCGCCGTTACGGATCAACGTGGCGGCGGCGACATCGAGCATCTCCTGAGTCAGCTCGGAGGTGGACTGATTGAGCGCCTGACCAACCGATCCGGTCTGAATCCAGGGGAACTCATTCACGCCAGAGGGAATCGTCTCGACCTGAGTAAAGGACGAGTCGGCCACAGCCTTGATAGCGAACTTGGCGAAGGTGTTCTGATAACGAGTCTCCCAAGTGCGCTGAGCGCGGATCGAGAGCTTCTCCAAGTAGACGCGCAAGAACGCCTCGACGCGGTGGTCATAGGTCAGGTCATCCTTACACAGAAGCGGACCTTTCAGCGCAAAACGCTCAGGACTCCATGTAACGGAATTAAAACCAACCGGAACCTCGCTGTAAGTGACATCGCAAGCGCCGCCGTTGTCGCCGGGGTTACCGCTCGCCAGAGTAATGGCCGACCACTCCTCAGCCGAAGTCGGCTCGATGCTGGTCGTGTTGTACGAGGTCTGGGTCAGACCCGTACCCTGAGGATACTCGCCGCGCTCAATCATGTTGAGCCACATCGAGCGGTACGAGGCGCGTTTATAAACGTCCTGAGCGAGCGACTCGGTAGCCACCGCAAAGGCGTTGAAGACATTAGGACAAGACATGAGATGAAAAATGTAAACCGACGTTACCTGCGTTGTTTGGTTGGCCATCCATCCACCACACGGTGGCTGATTATCCAACCGCTTCCGATGCGGAGTGTCATTGCCGCTTAGACGTTTGCCACGGATGACCAATCCGTGGCCCTGCTTAGGGTCGTTACGCGGGATGGAGCGATAGAAATGCTTATCGCGTCAATTAAAATGTGTCGTCCATAGGGTTGGCCACTAACTCCGATTGGATGGCGGCGTATGAGCGATAACCCTTAATTATCTCAATCCGATGAGGCGCGATGATCGTCTCCCGCGCTATCATGCCACGGTAAGTGTACGGACCTGGGAATGAGCCGGTCATTAGGACATAGAAATCAACGCTATCGGTTTTCGGGCCTTTGCGCGCATCGACTAGTAGCTTTCCAGTCTCGTACTTGGTCGTTTTGACATCGATGCGGAATCCTGGCGGAGGTGGGATTGTCGCGTCGTAGAGCGGATGCGGAGGATCGCGGTCGGTATCCAGATCAGGATACACGTTGAACAACTTACAGAACGCTATCTCGCCGCATATACCCTCCAAATCCACAGTCGCAGAATCCTGCGCGCTGATCTTCAGGTTGGTAATGTTGAAATGACGATTATTGCCGTTGCGATTCTTGGCGATGAAGTGGGCCAACTTCCTCTCAGCGGTTGTTAAAGATACAGTTTGACCGATTTTGATTTTGTTTATCATGGTCAAAAAGGTGGAAAATTTTTGAGGGGGGTATCGTAAACGAAGCCCACCCGCAAAGGGGGTGCCACCCTCTACCCCATAAACTGTGCCAATCCTAGGGAAAAACAATCCTTTTCTGTCATAAGCAAAACTTATGCTGATCATAAGTTCCCCTGCGTTGCACAATGGGTGTTATATTTACTTCGAATCGGATTCTCCCGTGACTTGAATCTCCGCGACTCGATCAGGCATTGAACCAAGCAGATTAATGCTCACACTTGCTTGCTCGCCAGTTTCCGACCACCCAAACACAAGCGCCGATCGCTTCGCCACGCTGCCCAGAATAGTCTCACGCACGCTTTCGTCTTTTATCCCGTCCAAGTCATAGCTGTCTATGCGTTCCAACGTGCTGGCTGCATCGGCGGCGAGCTTTGAGCGGACAAGTGCGGACAGGCTTTCTAGGCTTTCGGTTTTCTTTTCAATGCAAACCGTTTGCATTTCCTTTTTGACCTTCGTAACACCTTCTAAGCTTGCCCGTTTGCAAAGCGTTGTTTTGTTCACTTTCAATTTGTCTGCGATAGCGTCCCATTCCATTCCGGCAAGGTAGAGGCTACATGCCCTTTGCCAGACTTCCTTTGGCATTCCCATTCCGGCAAGCTATCGGGACGCAAGGAATCCGGCAAGGAATCGATCTTTACACCGTCAAGATACCGCATTTTCCCCAATGAATCCGGCCCTTTCCCCCCTTTCTAAACTTTTTCAAACTTTTTCTTTGACTCCCCGCCACGTCCACTCTAGTCTATCCCAACATGAAACGCTCAACCCTCAAACGCCTCGCCATTGCCTTGGCAATCATCGCTTTCGTCATCTTCCAAGCATATCTAGAAACGTCCCTCAACTTCACCCCCAACCACTAAATCAAATCCCATGAATTATCCCGAAACTATCCCCGCCGCCTATTCCGCCGATTCCGCTTTGGAGCGTGCCTATCGCCTAGGTTGGAATCATGGCCATGGAATCGCTTGCCATAACACGCCATCGATCGGCGATTCGATTGACAGGTCAATTGACTGGACTGGACTTGATAAAACCGTCACGCCGGAAAATATCGCCGAATATCATGAATGCCTTTGCTTCGCCGCCGAATCCAATTCCCGTGACTTCTCGCCATTCGAATTCATTGCCCACGAATTCAACGAATCGGAGGATTCCGAATCGCTTTGGGAAGCTTTCGAATCCGGCGTTGCCGATTCTATTCGATTCGATTTGAAGTCCTATTCCTACTCCGAATTGGTTTGATTCCCGATAGACAGGCTTTCGGAAACGGAAGCCTGCAATCGGTAATCACGCCGAATCAAAAACCAATCAAATCAAATCCCATGAAAGCCAATTGCTACCTCTCCCCGCACTCTAAAGTTCGCCGTACGTTTCCCCGTTCTCATGAAGCCTCGTTTTACGTTTCCGGGGAATCCCCGGAGCCTATCGTCAAGCTTTACGGTTCGATTGAACGGGGGCAGTGCCATGCCGAACTTGTAAACGGGGAATACCTCACGGTTCCCACCGGCAAAGGATTTATCCTTTCAATCCATGAAGTCGAAACCCCTGCAATACTCGCCAACCGATAATTCCAACGCATCCAATCCCATGATCCTAATTTCCCGTACCTATGAAGTCGTCACCCCGGAATCCGCCGAATTCGGGGAATCCGACGACGCCGGATTTATCTGTCAATCGGAGCCGGTTTCCTTCCGCGAGCTAGTCGAATTGATGCGCGCGCATCCAATCCCTTCCTCGTCGCCGTGTGATGGTTCCCGTTGGGATTGGCTTTCATCTTATCCTGAGGAAAACTATCGGGATTGTTCCAATCGGACGGAATCCCTTCATTACGACAAGTCCAATCCGCCGTCGCGCGACAAATACTGGCGCAAATCAATGGCCATGGCCGGAATCCGTATTCGCCGCTGATTCCCCGCGTCAATCCATTCGAAAGAGTGGATTGCAGCGGCGAATCAATCCCGATTCCCGGTTCAATAAATCCAATCCCATGCAATCAATCCAAACAAAATTCCTGTCAGCGACTGAATCAAAAGGCTCACGCATCAAAGCAAAGTGCGCGCGTGGTTCTATCGTCATCCCCTACCCGCATGAATTGACAGGCGACGAAACCCACCGCGCGGCAGTTCTCGCGCTTGTGACTCGTTTTCTTGACGAAGACGAATCGAAAGGCAAGCCCCGCGAAACCAATTTTTGGAACCGCACTTTCGTAAGCGGTTCGCTCCCCGACGGTTCGATGGCGCATGTTTTCCTAAGCTGACCGCTGACCCATCCTCCGCGCGCCATGCGGCAACGCGTGACGCGAAAGGGTAGGTCAATCTATCCGCAACCGATCAAACATTATGTCACCTGAACCAATCATCTCAGAATTCCGCACCCTTGAATCCCAGCACCTTGTGCGCCTCCGCGCAGAACCGGAAACCGAAAGTTATTTCTCCGTTTTCGGAGAACCGGATTCCGCGCAGGAACGGCAGCAAATGCTCGACACTATCGAAAACCTCGGCTGTTGGTGCGTCATCTCGGAATTCTACGAGGACGGCGCATGGCATCATTCCGACAGCGTTGGTTTTTGCACTGGTTACGAAAACCCACTGAAGCCTGAAGAAAATTTCTATGTTGTTGACCTTATGCGCGCAGCTATCGACAGCCTGAATCGACCGGAGCCGGTTTGACCCATCCTCCGCGCATCACACGCAAGTGTGCTGCGAAAGGGTAGGCCAAACTATCCGCAGCAATCAATCCACCCCATGCGCTACAAAATCCAACTCTCAACCTCAACCGGCGGCTGGTCAGACCTCCGCGAATCCGCGAATGACGGCCAGACCTACGAAACCTGTTTATTCCCCACGCGCAAAGCAGCCCTTGCCGCGCGCGAGGAGTTCTCAGAACTGTCGGAATTCCTCGAAACCATGCGAATCGTCCCCGCCGAAACTCCAGAAACCGAGAACATCTACGCCTGAAATCCCATGAAATACAGAATCGGATACAATCATACCTCGCCCGAGTTTACGTCTTCCTATGCTGACGCGCGGAAAGCGGTCCGGCGTGAGGCTCGGACGCGCCGCATGATCGGCATGTCGGTCCGCCTCCGCTCGGTCAAATGCGACGACGGCGAATACCTCTACCTATCGACCGCCGATCTTCGCCAAGATTGCGACGGTTCGCGCGCCTTCGCGGTCATCTCCAAAAACTCCAACGCCTAAGAACCCAATGAAATCCCACACTCCCGGACCTTTCCCGCTCAAAATCACGCAATCTGACGACTTTTTCGTCATCATCACGAATCAGGGAAACCATTACGCGAAGACTTTCGACCCTGCCGCCGCCCATTTAATCGCCTCCGCCCCTGAGTTGCTGGCCGCGCTGGAAGCCGTGACGAAAGCCTATGTCGAACTGGTTCAGTCTGATTATCCGCCTTCGTGGAGTGCTGAGAAAGACAGTGAAGTCATTGCAGCACGAGCAGCCATCGCGAAAGCAAAAGGAAACGAGTGAAAACCAAACAGCCAACCTATCGCGAACTTTACCTTCGCGCCTATGCGGCCCACGCGCAAGAAGAGGGCAAATATCAGCGACTGCTTTTCCTAACGCGCAAGATCGCGAAAGCAATTCCCGCAGGGCATAAAGTCCTGAAAGACTGGAAAGACTGGGAACAACAAATCAAAGAGAACGGATAAAATTATGCCAAGACATTACCTTAAAGATCCAAGCGACGGACCATGGAAGCGTACCCTAGGCTTATACACCGGATGGGAAATCATGGATTCCAATGGCCATATCATCGTGCGAGTAATCGACAACACCCACGGCAAGCCAAACGCCATTCTGATTGAATCCGCCCCCGATCTTCTCTCCGCGCTGGAACGTCTCACGCATCCAATGGCCGACGACGACGACCTAGGCTACGCGCGCGAGGTCATTAAGAAAGCGAAAGGCCAGCTATGAAAGTCTATTGGACAGCCTACTACGGCAAATTCCGAAAAAGCGAATACACGTTTCAGGGCCGCAACGCCAAGCGCGACGCGTATCGACTGGTCAAACGATTCGGCGGACGTGTGGTTCGCGAGAAAGGTCAGCCATGAAGAAACACACTCACAAACCAAGGACATTTATCACTCGCTGTTTCTCTGGTCCGGTCGAATCCGACAAGCCAAATCCCCGCGCGCACGGCTGGGCGACGGTTAAGCAAGTCTGCCCTTGCGGCGCATGGCGACTGATCAACGTGAACCAAGGGCAAAAGGAAACCGGACATTGGCAAACCGAGCAGTAAATCCAACGAAAACCACCCAAAACCGCATCAAATCATGCATCCATTGCTCTTATCCGCTCTTATTCAGGTTGAATCCAACGGAAACGACCAAGCGCGCGGCAAACACGGCGAACTCGGCGCGCTTCAAATCAAATCAATCATGGTCCGCGACGTGAATCGGATCATGGGGACGCACTACGCGCACCAACAGGTAACGAATCGGACCATCTCAATTTTCATCGCGGAGTCCTATTTCTCGCACTACGGACGCAATCTCAGCGACGAATCTTTAGCTCGACTCTGGCAAGGTGGGCCAAAAGCCCTTAAAAGGTCGTCCACGCGCGCCTATGGTCGTCGTGTCATGCGCGAGCTTGAGAGGCAGCGAACCGTCAGAGGGGATTCATTGACAGTTGCCAGTTCAACCCAATCCATCAAATGAATGAGTTTTTAACTGAAAGAGACTGCCTGGTCATTGAAGTGCCAGGAAATGTGTGTGAAAGAATGAGGAAATCGGAATACGTTTATCTGGCCTTGATGAATCCAGAGGACACGATGACGTATGTTTTTGTTCCGATTCCCGAAAACATAACGGATAAAAACGTGGAACTTTTTATTAATACCGCCGAGAAAACACTCAAAGTAAAAGGCAAATCATATCGCGCATTACCTAAAGGAACAAACATTGTAATGTGTCCCCCTTCCGGATGGTCAAACTAAAAACAAATGAAACTAACCATTCAGTCCAAAACCAACGCCCAGACGATTGTCGATCTATTCAACGCAATCATCACCGGCGAGTGCGAGACACCAGGCGTAACCCCGCTCTCGATCTACGACGACGACCGGCATATCTGCTCCCTCATAGACGCGGACGGCCATCAGATTCTTGAATTGATCATCGAGCGCGAGATTGGTGACAAGCTCATGCAGATCGGCGAACCGGAGACGTTGCAATGATCGACAAAAAAACATTTTACCAAAACCTATCCGAAAAGGTCCTTGTGCAGGCTGGTACGATGCCGCTTAAGGAGTTGATCGAGAATCTCGAATCAGTCGCGCACATGATGCATTCGCCAATGCTCCGCGAGGCGGCGAACCGGCTTCGCAACGCTGATTGCGCGGCAACAATACTGGAGGACTCGCTTTTCTACGCGCGGATGTACCGCGACACGACCATCGAGGGCGATAATCGGCGGAGAATGCTGATCGACGATGCGGAGACGGTTTGCTCGATAATCCGAAAGGGAGGGTGCCAATGATCCGCAATCAATTCGCACCGCCCAAATTCAAGATCCAGATCAGCGGCGCGATTGGCTGGTCCGATCTGAAGGAGAAGGTTGTCAGCTACCGGACGGTCGAATTTGCCACGCGCAAGGAGGCGGATCGAGCGGCCAAGGAGTTGAACCCCGGCGAGTACACGCAGGGTCGGATTCGGGTCGTGCCGTTCGAGATGGCGGAGGACTACGATGTTTATCCGGTGGTGGAGCGGGTGAAGCCATGAATGTTGATTTCCAAATCGTGAAGGTCCATCCAGACCTGATTCTTTACGTCGATGCGCTGCAAAAAAAGAACGCTGAAGCTTTGAGCTTCTATCCGAAGTGCGTTTTCGAGAGAGAATCTGAGAATGGCAGGATCTTTCTCGGATTGCTGAACGGTCAGCCGTGCGGCTACCTCTACGTTGGTGCTGCCGGTTCCGATGTGAAGTGCCATCAGGTCTGCATCGAATACGACGCAAGGCGCAAACTCTACGGGGCTGCACTTGTTGCTGCGATGGAGGAATACGCAACCGGAGCTTTCACCGTCACCCTGCGGTGCGGGTTCGACCTCGACGCGAACAGGTTTTGGTCTGAGATGGGCTACAAGTGCATCGCGGTGCAAGACGGAGGCATTCGCAGAATGAGGAAAATCAACGTCTGGAGGAAATCACTACAAGAGGAGCTGTTGATTACCGACAAGACTGTTCAGCCAGCCAGCGGGAAAACCGACGCATCGGTTTGGCGTAGGAACAAGAACACCGGCATCGTCACCCAGTTCGTCCGAGGAAAAGCGATGCGTGATTATCGAGCGATGATTATCGCATCGGAGAAGATTTCTCCCAGCTAACTTCTCCGCAGTCCAGAGGTAGGCCAATCTGAGCATCCAAAACCATGTCTTTCCATCGATTCGATTCTAGCGCGGCCACATGCGAAACCGTCCGTAGAGCCGCAAAACACCCTCCGAACGCTCTACGGGGCGTTTCTGAGCGATTAAACAGCATTCTCGAATGTCGATTGAGCGGTGTTCGAGGGGGAATTCCGCCGCTGCTCGCGACACCGCCGTTCAAGGCGGGGGGAAAAGCGAAGCAGCGAAAAGCGGAATTCAAGCTCCCTATTTATAGGGAGTTAGTACTCCCTTATAGGGGAGGTAGTAGGATCTATGCTAACTTTTAACGAAGTGAAAGTGGTACCACACAGAAGTTAGTTGACGCGAACAAAAAGGAGAGGTATTTACAAGTTCTTATGAGTTACTTAGAGAATGGAGCAACGCACCGCAGCATGTTCCGCTTGATGGAGCCGCTGCATCACGACGCCGATCCGAACCGCTCGCAGGTTCTGGCCCACATCATGGAGAACATGCGCTGCGACATGGGGCGAGCGATACGAGCGTTCAATTCGATGCGACACCCCAAGTCGAAGGTCTTGGTCTTCGATTCCATCCATCGGATGTGGAAGGGGTGCGACTGGGTTCCAGCCGACAACGATTCCAAGGACAGCATGTTCATCGTCGAGCTTCGCACCCTACAACGCCGCGTGGTGGCGATGGATTCCGAGCTGAAGAAAGCTGTTAAGGAAATCAAAAGGCTGAACAAGAAGATGGCCAACGCGAAGGAGATGGGAAGCACGCCTGAAATAGATGGGGACTGGTTCGCAAAGATGAGGGAAGCTCTTGGAACGACCGACGAAAAACCCATGAACACGACCGAATCGCTTGTCGCCCAGGCATGGAGCTGAAAATATTTGCGATGCCTGTTGACACGACCAAAGACGACTGCTAGTTTCACCTTACAAATTTCTGCAACTAGGCGTAGAGCGCGTTGAGGTAACGCGACGGGATTTTGGATTTTCTCCCTGATTATCACCTAGTTGCGGTTTCCAACGAACCATGAAGTGCTACACGACCAAGACCGCCGCTGAGATGCTGAACGTATGCAGCGAGACATTGCGCCGACTCTGCCGGGAAGGCGCGCAACACCGTCGTGTCGGTCGTCGCATTTTGTTCACTGAATCAGACTTGGCGGCGTTACTTGAATCTAAGGTGATGCGAGATGAAGTAAATCCGTTCGCCCGGAAGACGAAGGTGCAGGAGGTGAACACATGACCACGCAAACTGAGCAGATTCAGGCGACGAAACGATGCGGCAAATGTCATGCCGACAAAATCTTTTCCGAGTTCTCAAAGACTAAAAGAAATCCTGACGGCCACCAAAGGTACTGCAAGGCATGCTGCAAACAATACAAGCGGGAGAATCGAAAGAAGCTGTCAGCCTATCAGAAAAAATGGTGTGCCGAGAACAAGGAACGGCTCAGTGAGTACGGCAAGGATTATTACGCAGCCAATCTGTCGAAAAAGGCCGAGCAGCACCGAGCGACTTATTTTAAGATCAAGAACGACCCGGTCAGATACGAGAAACATCTTGAGCGAATGCGGAGATTGAACAGGGCTTCCCAGTTAAAATATCCAGAAAAGCAAAAGGCTAGAAAAGCAGTCGTATTGGCAATAAAGTCTGGAAAGCTTATCAGGCCTGAATCCTGTTCAGCCTGCATGAAGACCTGTGTTCCAGAAGCGCACCACGACAGTTACGATCAAGACAAGCGGCTCGATGTCAGGTGGCTTTGCAAGCAATGCCATGAAGCGCACCACCGAAAGTATCCGATGATTTCCAGATAATTTTGTCCGCTGCTTTGCGGACGTGTCAGAGAACAAAAACAAGAGAAACAAGTATGAGCAACACATTGACGGTAGTCGCGCCCAACCAGCCTCAACCGCTGGAGCAGTCGCAATCAGGAGCAGAGTTCTATTCCCAGGCATGCACGTCGCTTGACGCCGTGAAGCAGCTTGGCGAGTGGATGGCACACTCTGGACTCTTTGGTCTGACCAAACCGGAGCAAGGATTCGTTCTAGCTCTTGAGTGCATCGCCAGTCGCCAAACGCCGCTGACGTGGAAGAAGTCCAATCACGTCATCAATGGCCAGATAGCCATGAAGTCCGAGGCGATGCTGTCCGGATTGATGGATGCGGGTTGGGAAATTGATTGGGTGCAATTTGACTCTCAAGCGGCAATCGCTGATTTCTGCAAAGGTCAGAAGAAAGTCAGAATTTCATTCACCGCAGAAGACGCGAAGCTGGCCGGACTGCTTCCTGCGAAACCCGGCAGCGGATGGCAGAAGTTCCCGGCGGCGATGATGCGCGCACGTCTGGTGAGTCTTGCCACCAGGATGCTCGACCCTCGTATTACGCAAGGTCGATATTGCGTGGAAGAAGTAGCCGACTTCTCTGTTCCCCCATCAACACCCGCCCAACCCACTCCGACGCGCCAGACGGTCAATGTGACGCCGGAATCGACCTTCTCGCTGATCGAGAAGCTGGAGCAAATCCTCGAACCGCACAGCGACATCGCCAATGCGTTCCTGCTCAGCAAGAACCTGATCAAGGAAGGTCAGAACTTCCGCGATGTCTCGACCAAGGTGGCCAACATGATCGTGTCCGATCCTGATGGTTTCATCTCCAAGGCTAAGGCATTTTCAGCTCCCACACTCGAATGAGCATTCTAAACCGCCACGTTAATTTCGACATGCCAGCGGCTCAGTATCACGCCGTTGATGCTCTCTCAAAGTCGATGATGACCAAGATCCTCAAGTCACCGGCGCACTACAAAGCCGCTTTGGAGGAGCATCAGGAGCCGACGAAAGCTATGCAGCTTGGCACGGCGATTCATACCGCTGTTCTCGAACCGCATCTGTACTCGCAGGTCGTCGCCGTGATTCCGCCGGACATCGACGGTCGTAACAAGGAGGGCAAAGCATGGAAAGAGCAGCATAAGAGCCGCATCCACCTGACTCATGCCGAGGACATTGATGTCCAGGGCGTCGCGAACAGTGTCCGACGCCATCCGTTCTGGGACATCATCCATCTCAACCACAAGATCGAAGCCAGTGTGTTTGCCGAGGACGAGGAAACCGGCATTCCTCTCAAAGCTCGTCCCGATCTGTGGGTCGATAACGACACGCTGGTCGATGTCAAAACAACCGACGATGCTTCGGCTGAAGCGTTCTCAAGGACCGTCACCACGTTCGGCTACCACATTCAAGCCGCTCACTATCTGGCGATGACCGGAGCGGAGAACTTCATCTTCGTGGCCGTCGAACGCAAAGCGCCGTACGCCGTCGGTATCTACAAGCTGGACATCGAGTGGCTTCAGGCCGGTGAGAATCTGCGGCGTAAAGCCATCTCAATGCTCCACGAGTGCCGCGCACTGGACAGTTGGCCAGCCTATCCGACTGCGACACAAACACTTTCATGCCCGAAATGGGTGCTGAATAAATCCGAGAGTTAGACCACAATCCAAATCCCTAAAACAATATGTTCAAAGTCAATCGTAAGGACGCCGGAGGCAGCTACATCAACGCTGAAGGCGAGTACACCGTCACCGTGATGAAGGTCGAGGAAACGCTCGATGCAAAGGGCCGTGAGGTCTGCAAGGTGACATTCGCAACCGAGGACGGATCAAGCATCGCCGACCGTTTTATCAACCAGGAGAACGTCTGGTTCCGCGTGAATCAGCTTGTCGCCGCCACCAACCACAATGTGCCGGATGGAACCGAGGTGGACTTCCTTGGCGTCAAGGGCAGCTATGCCAACTTCCTGCGCTCAATGATTGGTCTTGAGCTGGCCATCACCGTTCGTGCTGAAGAGTACGAATCGAATGGAGAGAAGAAGAAGGCGTATCGCATCAAGAACATGAAGGCAGCTCCTGCGCCGACTGCTCCTGACTCCGACGGCGAGGAAAAGCCGTTCTAAACTAAGGAAGACGGGGGGAGGGGAGCGCATTCCTAGTTAACGCTCAAACCTAAGAATTCAATTCGCATCCATGAAAGTCAAAATCGCAGCAATCACAAAACCACTTGTCGGCGACGGCACAATGACCGCATCCGACTTCATCACGTTCGCAGCGCGAGTCAGTAATCCGAGCAACCAGATGAGCCTGCTCACCGCTCCGAAACTACTGGCCTACTGCATCAAGAACGGCCACTGGAGCATTTTCGAACAGGCCAGTATGACAGTCGAGATTCAGACCAGCCGCGCCATCTCCGCTCAGATCATTCGCCATCGTTCGTTCTGCTTCCAAGAATTTTCACAACGGTATGCGCCGAGTGATTCGCCGGAGCCGGTCGAACTTCGCACTCAGGATCGAGTCAACCGCCAGGGAAGTGGCGATTCGTTTGATCAAGACTGGGCGTACGACGCGGTGGCCAAGTCTGTCGATCTTGCGTTCCGCACCTATCGCAAACTCCTGCAAGAGGGCGTGAGCCGCGAGACTGCTCGCATGGTTCTTCCGCTCTGCACACAAACAACGCTGTACATGACTGGCAACATCCGCTCATGGATTCATTACTTCGAGCAGCGTTGCGCGAAGGGTACGCAGAAGGAGCATCGCCAGATCGCGCTGGCCATTCGAGACGGCATTTTTGCCGAGCATTTTCAGGTCATTCACGAAGCGATTACGAGCGAATAAAATGAACAAACCCAAACCCAAACGCCCCGTCGCCAAGATGTTTGTCGTGTCAGACGACACGCACAAGCGGCTGAAAGAATACGCACAAAAGAAAGGCTACAAACTACAATACGTAGCAGATGAGGCGGTTAGTGAATATCTAAAGAGACAGGAAACGAAATGAGCGAACAAAACAAATCAGAGACGGTACGACTAACATTCAAAGGACTGCTGTCCATTTACCTGCCGGACGAGAAGGTGGCGGAAGTCTACAACGCCACCGAACTGTCCTGCCGCAGGAACAATTGGGGAATCGCAATCGACGAGAGCAACCGGCTTGACTTCGTTCCGATGGTGAAAGTGGAGGAAACCAAATGAACATCGAACAAACCAAAGAAGCCATCAAAGTAATGCAGGCATTTGTGGATGGGAAGGAAGTGCAAGCCCGTGATGTGGGACTTGAAAGATGGAACGCTGTAATCATACCCAGGTGGAATTTGGAGGATTTCGAATACCGCATCAAACCCACCCCGACACTCCGCCCGTGGACTGCGGATGAGGTGCCGCTGGGTTCAATAATGAGGACCAAAGGATTGGAAGGACGATGCATTATCATAGACACAGAAACTTCAGACGATAGATCCTATTGGTTGAACGCCAGAGAACATAGCACCGACGGCGGTAAAACATGGCACCCGTGCGGGGTGATGGAGGAGGCGAAATGAAAGACAACCCTCCTATTATTATAGCAATAGTTGTTTCGGTTATAATCTCAGGCTTAGCTTCGAACCGAATTGGATTCGTTGGAGGAATTGATAAAGTACAACAAGAAGCCGTTCTCAAAGGCCATGCCGAGTGGGTGGCTGACACAAGCGGTAAACCGCAGTTCAAATGGAAGGAGTGTAAATGAGCGACACCCCAATATCAGACTCAACTCCGCACAACGTGGCCGATCTGGGGATGCGGATCAGGATGATCGAACGCGAACTCAACGCGGCTAACGCAATCATCCGGCAGCAGCAATTGTTGGATGAGGAGAACCTGCGGTTACAAGACCACATCAAGCGGCTGGAGGAGGCGGGGGATGAAGCAATCTACCCCTTTGAATATGCGGCCAGAGTGAGAATTTGGACAGAAGCCAAGGAGGACAAGCCGTGAGTGAATACGAACACAATGAGCATTTGCTCGACGAGATTCAGAGACTCCGTGAATCCAACTTCCACCTTCGCAAAGACTGCGAGGAGCAGAAGCAGCGCATCAAGCAACTCGAAACCGAGAACGACGCATTGCGAGCGGATCTACTGCTGTGGGATGAGAAGGAGGTGAAGTTGTGAGCCATCTTGTTAACGCCAACAAAAAGGTCGTCAGCAAAACACCGCGCACAGACCGACAGCCGGTTGTCACCGTAGCGTTCCAGCACTTCGTGAAGGCTGGCTTCGCCCGTCAGCTAGAGAGGCAACTGGCTGGAGCGAATAAACGCATCAAAGAACTCGAAGCCAAGATCGCTGAACTCCACGACTTGGAGAAATGGTTGGAGGGACGATGAAACTCACCAAAAGACAAGAGCAGATGCTGATTAACGCAATCAGACCACTGATAAAAGCTGATTCAGTTTGTCAGTTCTGCAATCACAATATGTTTGGAATTGGACCAGTCGTGGATACTAGGGAGTACAACGATGGGATAGGATCAGAATTGATTCAAGGTGCAGCACATATTCCGTTCGCGTCTGTTGCCTGTATCAAATGCGGACATACTTACCTGTTCAATGCAATTGCACTTGGACTTGTGGATCCAAGCAATGGAAAGCTAAAGGACGGAGAATGATCGTACCCATCGGCCCTGCCGCATTCGTGTTCCGCCACAATCGAACCGGCCAGATTGTCGTCGCACCCAGCGAGCGATGGCATGAGTACTACGACAACAAAGAAGACTGGGAACACACTGCGAGCGTGAATGCTTGCGGAGCTTTACAGTACATCATCGACGCCAAACCGGCTGAGAGGAACCGATACATCAAGTCGCTTACGGAGAAACCATGATCTACTCACAAGCAGGCCAATTGCCTCACCATCAGTACTGCTTCGTCGAAGCATCCTTCCTCGGATTGTCCGGGACAGCATTCATCCCCTGCGTCTGGTTCGGCCTAGTATCCATCCCAGGTCGGATGTGGGGTTGCACCATCATGCTCGAATGCGGAGCGGTCTATCGAGCCGTACCACCCCACGCCATAACATTCAGCTCCGATCCAGAGATTGAATGGACACCTCAGCAAGCCCAGCGATGGGACTGCTACGGCACCGATTTCACCACCATCGAGTACACCTTCCTCCGAGGACTCGAATGCCAGGTCAAATGCGCCGATCAAATAATCACCGGCGACTACCTCTTCACCGCCGCTCCCATCGGCGATAGCTGGAGCCGACAACCCAACCAAGCCAAGGAATTCATGTTCATCCGAACCGATGGCGAACGACTCACCATCCAGCCCACCGATAAGGTCATCTTCATCGAGAAGTCATTCACCGAACCTCAATGGCCCACCGGCCTGCGAACCACCGACAAAATCTACACCTGCGAATGAAAACCAAAAAGAAAAGCACAGTCATTACAATCGACTCAGAACTTCATTCCGAGCTGCGCGCTGTTAGCGAAAAGCATGGAATCAAGATCGGATTTCTCGCTGAAAAAGCGGTGAGAGAACTGCTGGAAAAGATGAGCAATACGACGCAAGTAAGCGCATCATTGACGGCAGTCACCCATTAGTAAGCGATTCGTACCGTGTGGTACGGACAACACCCTCTGGCCACCATGAAGCGGCGGTCGGAGGGACAAATTTCCTAAAACTATGAATCTAAGAGAATACCAACAGAAAGCAGTCGAGTGGGCCAAAACTAGCGATGGTCTGATCATCGCACCGGCTGGCAGCGGCAAGACCTGGATTGCCGCGAGCATTATCAAGAACTATCAAAACTGCGGATCTGGATTGAGATTCGGATGGCTTGCTCCAACCCGTGAGACATGCCAGCAAGCGCGAACATCTCTCCGTGTTGCCGGTGTGCCTGATGAGATTGTGGATGTCCGCTGTCCGCATGAGTCAGTGGACTTCAGCAAGAAGGACATGCTCATCGTGGACGAAGCGAAGCACAGTCCTGCCGCTGGATGGCGTCGCATCATCGAGTCCTGTAACGGGCTGCGTTATGGCTTTGATGCGACTCCATGGTGCGACGATGAAGAGCGCAATGCCGTAACGCAAACACTCTTCCACAACCGCACCTACGAAATCAAACGGAGCGACATCGGTGATTCATTGGCCGACGCTTATCTCGAAATCAGCGATGCTACCGACCTCAACATCCAGCAGAAGATCGATGACAACATCGAGCGGTTGTTCACCACGCGCCGTCGGTACATGCGGATAAGTGACGACGAATTGAAGCGCATGTGCGCCTGGGAATCGCTCGTTGAAATCGGCATATGCGAGAACCGTGAGCGCAACGATTACGCCATCGACTACGCGCTAGACCACCTCGACATGCAGACGCTCATTCTCATCCCGCGCATCACGCTTGGCGAGGACTACGAAAAGCGCATTCCGAATTCTCTGCTCGTCCATTCCAAGATTGCGAAGAAGCAGCGCAAGGCGGCGATGGAGGAGTTCAAGGCTGGCAACCTGCGGACCATGATTGCTACATCACTGGCCGACGAAGGACTTGATCTTCCAAATGTCGAACTGCTGATTATGGTCAGCGGCGGTCGTTCATCACAGAAGACGATCCAGCGAGCAAGTCGCGCACTGCGGAAAACAGATTCCAAAAACTGTGCGACAATCGTGGACTTTTCTGACAAGTTCCACCCCATCGGAGCATACCACGCAAAGAAGCGAATGGCATGCTACCGTCAACTCGGTTGCGTCTTCCTCCAATGAGTGCATCAATTACAACGACAACAAACGAAACAGCCACGCCCACAGAGAACGTGGTTTATCTGATCGGCGAACTTCGAGGTATCAGCCGTCAAACAGAAACCAAAACGGGTGCGCTTATGGTGCGCCGCGTTATATCCGTCGCTCGCCATTGGACGGATGCGGATGGCCGATTCCACGAAGATTACGACGAATTCGAGCTGTCCTCATGGGGCCAAGTTGCGGAGAAGATCATGGAAGTCGGCAATGGCGCGCTGGTGCGTGTCAAAGGCCGTGTGAAGGTTGAGAAGTGGTCGGACGGTGGTGACACGAAATCAGCCGTTCGAATCGCTGCCGAGAACGTCACTATCCTTTGTTACTGAGCGAATGAGTAAATCAAACAAACCCATCGTTGCCGTTGACCCTGGTGTCGGCGGCGGATTCGCAGTCAACACACCGGATGGAATCGTCCTGTTAAAGATGCCGGAATCACTGCCGGACATCTGCGCGCTGATCAATCAGCTAAAGGTGGCCAACTCAGAGTTATGGATCGAGGAGCTTCCGAACTTTGTG